AACCCCGCCAGTGGCGAAACTGAGGCCCAGACCGACCAAACTACCCAAGCCGGCGGATCGTTGCTGTGCGTCCCGCACCCGGTCTGCTTGGTACTGCTGCTCGCGCCCGGCCTCAGTCTGCGCGGCTGTCCCCAGAATGCCCGTGCGCTGCCCCTCTATGATATCCCGCAAGCTGGCGGCGCTAGTCCGCGCGACGTCAGTACGCTCACTGATGGCACGTTCTCGCCGCTCCCGGGCACCCACGTCTGCCAGCGCGCGGGACAAACCAAGGCGCCGTTGCGACACCGCCTGTTCACGCTCCGATACTGGGCGGCCGAGGCCACGCTGCTGCCTCTCGAACACGCCCTCGGCTGTGTCGAAAGAACGGTTTGCAGTCGCCCCCGCCTCGTCTATCGACGCCACGACGCTCGACAGGCTGGGCCGGGCAGCGTCTTCAATCTGCCGCTCCAGCCCGCGACCAGCGCCCGTGTCAAACTGGGCAATGAGGCGGCCGCTCTCTTCAGCAAGTGTTGAGATCTGTGGTACGGGCATTAGCCATACACCATGTTGGCGGGAGGAGCGAACGCATCGAGGTCAATCCCGCGTGTTATATCCAAGTCGCTGGCTGGGGTCGGAGGGCGGCGATTTTGGTACCGGTCATATAGGAAGCCCGCGCCTAGCCCAACAGCGGTGCCCAAAGTGTTATCCCGGATCCCACTGCGGGCTTCCCGGGCGGCAATGTTCGTGTCCGTGACACCAGCTTCCAGCCCTGCTGCCTGGCCTAGCCCCGAAATACCTCGTCCTCTGCGGTTTCGCAGGTACTCAGCACTAGCCACGCGGTCACGGAGCAACTGTGAATCGAAGCGATCGGCTGTCGAATTCAAGACACGAGAAAGCCCGCGGCCTCGAGCCACGGCCTGGTCGAGTCCCTGGCTACGGCTCGTCACCGGACCACGAGGCATGCTTTGGGAGAAGTCAGACGCGCCCGTGGATATGGCTTGCCGACGCTGTTTTCCTCGCCCGGCGGCCAAATCTCGGAAGTATAGGGAAGCCGCAGCGCTGAGGCCCTGATCACTGCGATCAGAGGCCAGCCCCAATAGCTGCTGCTCAATCGGTCCGGCCGTTCGGCGTTCAGCCATTACGCGGCCCTCCTGCGGCCAGCTTTGCTGCTGTTTCTGTCACTATTTGCACTCGCTATTTTACCATACTGGGCATCAAGTCTCCTCGACTCCCGAAATGACATAGTCAACCGCGGAGGCATCCGTAGACACTGCTTCAATCGTGTCCCCGGTCTCCAAAGTCAACACCAAGCCCGCTGGCATAATATCCTCAAAATCATCCTGCTGAAGCACGAACTGCTTCCAAGCTCTCGCGGTGCCCGAGACGTTAATCCACAGAGTGACGGTTTGTGGACTCGCGCTTGTGTTGTACAGCGACAAGAACTTCACGTAGGCAGCGGTGTCGGCGGGAACGGTGTAAATCGCGGCCTGCGAGTCAGAGAGTTGGCCGTCAGATAGTGGTTTTGCGGTAAATGCCATTGCTATATCCCCGCGTGAGCCAGCTGTGAGGGGTAGAGATCAGACGATGACGCAATGACTGGGCCGCCGCCCCACTGCAGTGATCCGGTCACCGCTAAGTCATTATTGAACGTCCACTCCCCGGTTATGGTCTCTGGCTCGTCGCGATACGCGATCGCCGCTGGGAGGGAGGTGCGCAAGGCTACGTCGGCGGCCGCCTCGAAGAACTGTACGTTCTCCCACTTCTGCGTAGACGTGCTGTAACGAAGCACGTGGCCCTGAGACAAGCCGGCAATCTTCGTGCTGATAGAGGCCCCAGACGGAGCAGGTGAAGATGAGCCCGTAGCCGGTACAGTCTGGGAAGTTGAAACCGCCCGGACCTCTGAGCGGCCGCCCCTAGTCGCAACGTCAATCAAGCCGATGGCACGGAGCTCGTCGACAGTGACAAACCGTTCCTTCGGCTGGCCCTTGGTCCCATGCGACAACTGCAGATGCTGCTTAACCGCGCGTAGAAATCGGGCGAGCTCAGGAGCCAGCCCTGAGGGAACACTCAGGCCGGCGAGGATGTTCTTCCTAAATTCCGGGTTTGGATTCATCCTTGAAGCAGCTCCTCTACTGTCTCGGCCACGTGCAGCATGGCCACGACGTCGTCGTTGGAAACCTGGAGCTCGAACCAGTCGCTCAAGTAACCGCCGGGCAAGCGGAATGTCTCGTTGCCAGTCACTTCTTTACTCACAACCTGGTCGCCCTCATCATTCCACACCGACAGCGTGACTGGGTAGCTGTCAGCAACGATGCGACCAGCTCCCAAGTTCATGGGGTAAGGAGCCACGAGTTTCCCTGACTTCCACGTGGTGAGCATGTTGGTCAACCCAGTGTCCCACGAAGTTATGAATCTGACTAGCGGAGCGCCTGCGGCCACTCCGCGCCAAAGTTGATCTGCTGGACTTGTGCGTGTTGTCCAAGTCTCACCGTCCGGCGAAGTCATGATCAGCGTGTTGGAAGTTCCAGTCTGGCCCACAGCAATAAACAACTCAAGTTCCGGTGACCAAGTGACTGCGTGCCAGCTATTGTTGATAGACGCAGTTTGCGAAGTCCAGGTTGTTCCGTCGCTACTTGTGCGAACTAAGCCAGATCCTCCGACTGCCACCATCAGATCAAGATCTGGGGAATACGTCACACTCTCAATGTTCCCCAATGTTAACACTTGGTCCCACGAGGCTCCGTCAGGGCTGGTATATATCCCAGAGGGATCCTGGTAAACCAACAACCCCAGTGCCGGGTTCCACAGAATATTTGAGTTTTTGCTGTCGGCAACCGGAAAAACTGAAGGGCCAATGAGCGTCCACGCGGACCCATCGGGGCTGCTAAACACGGCTCCGGCCTGACTCACTGCAAAAAACAGCTCGAGGTCAGCAGCCCACACAGCGGTCGTGGCGGTCGCCGATTGAGACCAGTTATGGTTTGTCCAGTTTATTCCGTCTGTACTAGTAGCAATTGATGCGTTCCCGCCGCCGCTACCCGCGGCGACAATTAACCCAAGCTCTGGGGAGTACGCCACATGGTGTACATAATTAACGAGAGTGTTATCGCGGGGCGTCCAGTTTATTCCGTCTGGAGATGTTGAATACTCTTGGCTGCCTCCCGCCGCGCTTTTGCACGCGAAGAACAGATTGATATCAGCACCGATCCAGACCACGTTGTGCCAATCGTTATTCTGGCCTAGATCTGCCAATGTCCAATTGCTAATGCCATCTAGGCTATACATTGCGTCCTGGCCACTGGCGTCTTCAGCGACGGCGGCGATAACGGATTCTCGAACGTCGGTGACCAAGTAAAGTGCGTCGTCTTCCGGTTCGACATACCCGCCCACAGTAATGGTGCCGGTCGTGGTCAGGCCGATAGACTGGTCGTATGGGTCGAAAACTATTCCGCCCTCGTCATAGAATCCAAAATACGTGTTGTCGTGCCAGAAGCCCTTCATCGTGGTTGGGTTGTACTCCTGCCACTCGCGCTTGGTTGCGTATGGGCGTGTCAGCACCTTGAACCCGCCCGTGCCAATCTCACACAAGCCGTCCGGGCTCGCATAGATGACCGAGTTGATGGTGTTAACAATCGAGCGCTTACTTACACACGCCTGAGAAAACTGATAGTGTGTCTGTGACATATCGCGCGGGTGGTCGCCCACGATTGCGTACGGTGTGCCCTTAGTCAGGGTTGCGACGCCATTCGGCAGTACGCCAAGGCCAACGATGTCGTGCGCAACTGCCTGCTTGTACTCTGGCGGCCAGGCGTGTGGGAAGTACGGCTCGCTGAAGTGTACGGTCTTCCCGACAAAGCCGGCCATCGCTCCGTTAGGAAGAGCGATAATGCCCCGAAGGCCTTCTGGCGGAGGCTCCCAAGATTCAGTCTGTAGGACCTCTCCGAGCTCGGAGTCTGCAAGCGTGTCGTCGTAGGTACCAGTTGCGACCAAGATCTCGGCTACGAACTGAAACTCTTCCGTGTCAGTGCCAACTGCCGATCGGTATATGCGGATGTGCGTGATGTTGTACTCGGGCAGTGCCGGTGGTGTGGCGAAGTTATCAATAGTCACTTCAGCGTTCTCTGTGACGTTCACAATCGCGCTTGGAGGCGAAGGCGGGCCTTCCTCTCCCAGGCCAGTAACAAATGTGTATACGTAGATACGCGGGTCGAAGTCCAGTGTTGCCTCTGTACCGGCAGTAGTGCCAAACGCTATTCCAAACCATTGGATGGCCGCCGCCTCGACCTGAGCCAACCAAGTGATGCCGTCCGTTGACGTCATGACACGATCATTGGTGCCGTCCCGAGACACTGCGGCAAATATACCTAGAGCCGGCGCCCAAATTACTCCGAACCAGTCATTAGCAGCTGTCGCAGTGCGGGCAGTCCAGTTAATACCATCTGGTGAAGTCTCAACCGCGCCGTTCAGCCCTACAGCCACAAACAAACCGAGCTCTTCTGACCACTCCACCGAGCTGAACGAGGTGGAGCCGTCGGATGTGCGGCTAGTCCAGTTCTGTCCGCCATCAGATGACGTCGCGATCGGGCTAGTAGTTTGCTGGCTACCGACTGCAACCCAAAGATCCAAAGCGGGTGCGTACACGACCTCTGTCCATATCTCGTCAGCAATACCGGCAACAATGGTCCACGAGATTCCGTCATCTGAATACGCGGCGGTGTTTGCGCCGACTGCGACGAGCAGGTCGTTCTCTTCATCATAATCGAGACCCAACCACGTTGACAGCGGTGTGCCGCCCTCGGCAGTGCGTTCAGTCCAGGTGATGCCGTCCGGGGATGTTGCGACTCGGCCGCCGTCACCTCCGACACTCTGCGTGCCACCCGCGACCACGAACAGGCCGAGGCCAGAAGCCCATACTGCACCCTCCCAAAGAATGACGTCAGCTATGCCAGTGCTGCGCTCGGTCCAGATCTCCCCATCTGGCGAGGTCAAAACGTCGCCCACCCCGCCATTGCCCGCGCCGACGGCGACCCACAAGCTGAGTGTCGGAGACCACGCCGCGTCTCGCAAGCTTCGATCTGGAGTGGCCTGTATCTCCCAATCGATACCGTTTTCTGACGTCATGACGCGATTCGTCGAACCGGAGCCCGCAAGCGCAACAAATTTGCCGCCAGAGCTTGGATTGACGATGCTCGTATCACTCTCGACGTCGGGTGCGGTTGTGGGCGCCGGCACGCCTAACTCGCGGAACCCGGCGCCCGGAGGGCACCCGTTGTCGTCTTCGACGAGCCCTATGTACGTCATCCTCGGCTCGGATTCACCGGTGTAGTAGATGCGCTCGAGAGTGTCGTCCTGGACCGGCCCGCGGGCATAATCGACGTCGTTTGTTGACTGCAGCCAGATTGGGGAGCCGTTGTTGCGCATTTGGAAGATCGACAGGGCGTCGGGGCTACACGTCTCTTCTACCGCGGTGGTGTCTCTCCACGGCTCTAGAGAGCCCGATCCGAGGCGGGCGTTTTGTGCTACTTGTGCCTCGCCCTGAGGAAGCAAGCGCGCGTTGACGCGCGGGCGGATGCCCTTAAAGCTGTCAAAGCGAAATCCGGCCACGTGTTATCTGCCGTAGTCAGAAATACGGTGGCCAGAGCCGCCGATCGAGTACCCGCCGTATTGCACAGTACGATGAGGGCGGCCGAAGTCCGCCGCAGCGCGTGACTTCGCCGTCTTTATGCCATTCTCGTACTGCACAGAATACGCAGACGCATGCCCGTCGTTCGACCAGTCCTTACCGGGGATCTTCATAAGACGCGCCATGGTGCCGTAGGACCATATATCTTGGAACTCGTTGACGAGTTCCTCGGGCATGCCGCCGCGACTGGTTTGGGCCTCACTGGTGACGAATGTTGGGGCCAGGGCGGCGCGGATATATAGTTGGCCCACGGTGTCCTCAGTTAACAGAGGATATATGCGCCACGCTTTCGGGCCCGTAACAGTCCAATATTGCGGGGATGAGCCAACAGCCTGTTCCCAGTCGCCGTCAATGCGATCCAGTTGATCCCGGGTCTTGAAGGTAATCTCACACCCGTCCGACCACTTCGCTCGCGTTGGCTCGACGATGTAAGTAGCATCTGGTATATGTGTCCCGGGCGTAATAGTCGGCCACGCGGTGTCCGCGTCCAGATCCAGTCCGCCTTCAATACTATAGTTCCAGGCTTTCGTGCGCGTGCAAAAATCCCGCACGGTTTCTGCATAGTGATAGAGCACGAGGGGTTGCGGTACTCCCGGCAGCTCGGAGCGCACTTGCCACAGTAGATCGCGGTAGAAAATATCAGCCATGTGCATCTCCAGGTGGCCGGTTTGTACCAGGATCCACGCGACGGTCGGCTTCTACCTTCATACCGAGGGCGCGGAGGAAGTCGTTGTAGAGCTCGGTGCGCGTCTGTGGCCCAGTGCCGTACCTGCCGTCCTTAGCAAGTGCCCGGTATTTCACGTACGCCACCGCAGCATCTAGATACTCGTCACCGAGAGGAAACGTGCCAGCCAGGGTGCCAAGCGCGGACGGGATCTTCGAGTAAGACAGCTCGATGTAGAAGCTAGACTCGCTCGCCGGGAATAGGTAATACACCTTCGGGTCGCGAGGATCGTGTGCGGAGTGCTCGAACAAGAAGTCTCCGTGCTCCTCCTCTACTGAGTGAAAATTAAGGTAGTTTGGATATGCCTCTACGTATGACCACTCCGGGAACGCCGAAGTCAGCGCATCGAGTTCAACTGGCGTAATCGCTGGGCCGCGGATACTCAGCTCGTCGTTGTAGTTCCACGCCCGGAAAAATTTAACGCCGCCAGATGGCAGCACTTGTCTAACGTCGCCGTTTGAGATCTCAACCGCCTCCTCAACCATGTTTGCTTCGGGCACGAGGGCGACGATCCGGCGTGCCGAAGCGTTGATGTAACGAAGTAGCTCGGCGTCGGCCCATCGCAAATTGCTGGCGTCGCCGTCATTTAGATCGTCGCGGACTTCGTCAGCTATGTTCTGGCCAGTAGCCACTTTCTAGTTACTCCTCGATGCCGACCACTCGTTCAATCATGTCGTTGACATTGCCGCCAACTTCCTCGCCTTCGAGGTCGCCGCCAAGTGATGCTCCGGAGTCAGTGTGCTCAACCGCGACCCCTGGGTTCGGATTGCCGGCATCTTCAGTCTTAGCAATACGCTCGTAGATCGCAGTGACTATGTCACGAGAGATCTTGAACTCGGGCTCGACGCCGTTATTGGCACAGATGGCCTCGAACGCCGCCTGAACAGCTGGGACACGCGGTAGATTTGTCGTAGTAGCCAGCAACTCGGGACTGTCAGCGGCTGCAATCAGGACCTGGCGAACAGCTGTCTCAGCGAGCCCCTGCTGGTCGGGTCCGGTGGGTGAGGGCTCACCGGTGACGCCTGCTTCGAGGCTGCGGAACATCTCAATCATGCGGGGGTCGTAGTCCACGCAGCCACGCAGAGAAGCTTCGGAAAATAGAACGTTCGGGATCCACGTTGGCTTGCCTGCTTCGACCAGAATCACTGGTCCCGCTGTACTCGCCAGACGCACGTTTGCAATGGAGACAACTTGCTTGCCTGTATTCACTTGCTTAGCTCCTAGTTGTTATTGTTATCAGCTTGAAACGAAAAGAAGGCCCGAAGAGGACTCCCCCGCCTTCAAAGCGAGGGAGTCATTCGGGCCTGCCTACCACCGAACTTTAGCCTTGGTTCTCGTTGCCTCGGCCAGGAACCACGTACTTGACGATCAGGTTCGCTTCTCCCGCCGTGGCCTCGCCCGACGTCGCTGCGTACAACACGTTGATCGTGCCACCAGCAGGGAAGACGTTCGCGTCACCAGTGAACAGGTTGGCGTCGTCAGCGGCCGCGAACAGGGACACAGGGAAGTTAGCCTCTGTGGCCAACGAAACTGCGTCTAGAAACTCGTCCGGGTCTGTATCGGAACTACCGACGTTGAGAACCGGGACCGAATTGTCCCAAGCCGTCTTGACCTGAAGCGAAATACCCGTCACTACCGCGCCGGCCGGAAGCTCGACGACGTTGTAGACCTCGTCTTCCGTGAACGTCGAGAAGTCGATCGGGACCACCGCAGTCAGCTCATACTGCCGTTCGAAGTAGGTACCAGTTACATTCGTAGCCATTTCTGTTACCTCTCCCTTAGATAGCTGTATCGCAGACCAGCAGGCCGTGATCTTCGTTCGTGGTGGTTGTCACCGCACGGAACACCGGCTTCAAGAAGCCGAAGATCTTGCC